ACTGCTGACGCGAGTAACGCGATCATCCGTATCGCCTAACGGAGTCCGTTATGGCTAGCGTTACCGGCTGGGGTCGAGGTACATGGGGATCAGGGGCGTGGAACGAAGCTGTTCCTGTCGCTGTAACTGGTATTGCGGCAACAGGTGGCGTTGGCTCTGTAACGGTCACCGGAGAAGCTAACTTTGCTGTAACAGGCGTAGCTGGAACTTCGGCGCTAGGTAGCGTTGCAGTCTCCGCAGCCGCGAATGTGCCGACTACCGGCCTCGCCGCTACAGCAGGTGTTGGCTCTGTCACTGTCAGTGCCGCCGCAAACGTAGTTCCAACCGGAGCTACGGCCACAGGAGCAGTGGGAACTGCCACAGTATCTGCGGATGCTAACGTAAGTGTCACTGGTGTCGCTGGAACTTCGGCGGTTGGTTCTGTCACGGTATCTGGCGCAGCGGATGTACCTGTTACGGGTCTTGCTGCCACAGGTGGCATTGGCTCTGTTTCTGTCGTGGCAGAAGCAAATGTAACGCCGACAGGTATTGCCGCTACAGGAGCGGTTGGTTCCCCAACTGTTACCGGTGAGGCAAATGTTCCGGCCACGGGTCTTGCCGCTACAGGCGGTGTTGGCAGTGTTACGGTTCAGGCAAATGCTGATGTAGGTGTTACTGGACTTGAAGCAGAGGCTAACGTAGGTAACGTAGAAGTTGGCGTTAGAGTTACCGTTCCTACGACAGGATTGCAAGTTACCGGAAATGTTGGTAATGTAGTTGTAACGGCAGACGCTAATGTCAGTTTGACGGGAGTGTCGGCCACCGGAGAAATTGGTGGTAACGTATTTGTATGGGGACAGATAAGTCCAAGCCAGACGCCGAATTGGTCGGGAATTAGCCCGTCTCAATCGCCAAGTTGGTCTGGGGTTAATCCTTCTCAATCGCCAAATTGGACGGATATCGCGGCGTAGGAGATTTAAATGGCTAGCTCGTTTAGCACCATATTTGGAATAGAAAAGCCCGCCACAGGTGAACAATCCGGTTCGTGGGGTGACACCACTAACTTCAATTTTGATTTATTTGACCGGTTAGCCGGTTTTAAAGCTATAACGCTGTCTAATACATCCTCTACCCTAACAATAAGAGCCGCATCTCCAAACCAAGGCCAAAGCAACGTACAAGACGGAATGTATCGCGCTATTAAGTTCGTAGATGGCGGCGATATTGGCGGCAACGTAACTCTTACGGTAGGCCCGAACACTTCATCTACTTTTTTTATGTTTCAGAACGCGCTATCTGGTAGCCGGGACATTGTTGTTACGCAGGGGTCCGGGGGGAATGTATCTGTTGCTAACGGGCAATCTGCCATTGTGTATTGTGATGGTGCGGGTTCTGGCGCGGCGGTTGTTGATATTGGCGGTAGTTTATCTATGTCTAACGCCAAAATTACAGGCGGCACAATTACAGGAATTACTGATCTAGCAATCGCTGACGGTGGCACGGGAGCTAGTTCTGCTTCTGCCGCACGGGCAAACTTAAACGTAGATGAGGCTGGGTCAGCAGTCGCACTAGCTATTGCACTGGGGTAACAGATGGCAAATACATTTTTGAGTCAGACACAAACAGCGGTGGGGACGAGCGGTCTTAATATCTATACCTGTCCATCTTCAACGCAGACAACGGTTATTGGTCTTTCCTGCGCTAACATCGTAAGTACACAGGTCACTGTGGACGTACAGCTTTTGGCAGCAGGCCGCACATCTGGTGCGGAGGACAACGTGTTTTTGGTGAAAGATGCACCGGTTCCGGTAGGCGGCAGTTTGGTTGTTGTTGGTGGGGATCAGAAGGTGGTCATGGAGCCGGGGGATATTATCAAGGTGATTTGTGACACGGCGTCTGGTGTAGACGTTGTGATGAGCCATCTGGATATAACATAAGGGGTAGCTGATGGCGTATCAGGGTAATAAACCAGCCGTAAACTATCAGGCGGTTAAGGCTGTTCAGCAGTTTAACGGTGACGGTAGCGATACTACGTTTACGCTAAACACCACTGTATCCTCTAAGCAGGACATTTTGGTTTCTGTTGACGGCGTCATTCAGGACGCCGCTTCTGCATATACGGTTCCGGATGGCACAACACTTACATTTACTGCCGCGCCTTCTTCTGGCACGGGTAACATCTTCGTAAACTACCTCGCACCGCAAGTGGGATCAGTTGTACCCCCCGCCGGTAACAAGGGCACATTTAAGGCTGGCGGCTTGTTTCGTACCAACGCACAATCCCTTACAGCAGATACAACCATCCTTGCTACAGAGAACGCCAATGTAACTGGCCCGTTTACTGTGGCTAGCGGTGTTACATTAACCGTTGAAAGCGGTGGGACATTGGTGACGCTATGAGCACATTAAAAGCAGATACCGTACAAAGCACAGGCGGCGGGGCAGTTACGCTGACGAAGCAACAAGCACCCAAACTTGTGGTGCGTTACACTACAGTGTCTACAACCGTAACCGTAGGTTCGCCGCTAAACGTAGCGAGTTTGACAGATAATGGAACTGGCGATACCAGCATTTCAAACACATCATCCTTTAGTGATGCCTTATATGCAATCCTTGCGGCGGGTACGAGTAATTACAACTCAAGTGGGAACAGTGTAGTTGGCCCTTTTAGCACTGGAAGTTGGACAAATAGTTCGTCTAATCAAACATCCTCAGTAACTAGAATAGGGCAAAGGTTTGCCAGTTCATCAACAGCTACAAATACAGACGTTGATATAACAAGCGTTGCGTTAATCGGAGACCTAGCATGAGTACCATTCTTGTAAACACGCTAACTGGTACTAGCACTGCTGGCTCTATTGTAGTCACGGGTGAAGGCAACAGCACGACCACAAACTTGCAGCAGGGGCTGGCGAAGGCTTTTGCTAACTTTGAACAATCAGGAACACACACAACAAGAAGTTCGCTTAACGTCAGTTCTATTTCTGATATAGCTGTAGGAAGGTCAAGTTTTGTTTTTACTAATAATATGGCAGACGCAAACTATGCAACTCCCGGTATGAGTGGCGAACAAGCTGGTGGCGGTAACAGGGTTATGGGTTTTTGTGGTAGCGCATTAACTCCTGCATCTAATACTTTTGCTATCGCTAACTATGAGTTAACAAATGGTACGGCAAGTGATGACGATAGACTAAATATTTGTGTTTTAGGAGACCTCGCATAATGGCACTAGGAAAAATCAAAGCAGATACCCTAGAACACAGCACCGCTGGCTCACTTGATACGCAGTACATCGTTGAAGGTGCGGCAAAAGCTTATATTCAATATTTACAAGCAACTCCTGTTATATCAGTTAGTTTTAATATAAGTAGTGTCACGGACAGTCAGACAGGTGACTTTACAATTAACTACACCAACGCATTTGCCTCTGATGCTCACGCTAGAAGTTTAATGTCTAACAGCACAACCTTCTGTGGTAGTCAAGCAAGAGGCACATCAACTGACCGTTTTGAAACTAGACAACATGATAATACACTGATTGATACAGGTAATTATGGAACAATTACTGGAGACTTAGCATAATGCAAACACCAAAGTTTCAAGGCACACACCTATGGGATAGACTGTGCTGGGCTAAAGAAAACTTAGAAGGCTATCAGTCAGACTACCGTGTAGTCTATGAGGACAGCGTAGATGAATGTGCAAAGATACTTGTACCCGATCCGAATTGGATGGCTTGCGCTTTGCAGGGCGGCATCCTGCCACCAGTACAAGTGTATTGGGAACTAGCTAAAGATGAGGCCCAGCCGGACTTCAAGAAGCACACTCGTGGCTACTTGCTACATAACACAGAGCCTGTTGAGGCGATGACAGAAGAGCAAGCAATCGAGTATTTGATTATGAAAGATTGCCCACAAAGCGTGTGGCGTAACTATGATAGCGGAAATAAGCCAAAGATGGTAATATGCCGTAAAGAACAGCTTCCAGCGACTCGTGAGTGGCGCAATGCTTGGAAGATTAGTGAAGACCTCGCCACTGATGAAACTGTTGCCGCATAGGAGCGTATTATGACAACAACTTATATAGTCGATAAAGACGGTAATCAGATTGATGCTTCAACTGCTACCGTTCCATCAGACCGCCACTTCCGTGGTGCGTGGTCACTTTCTGGTTCTGTTATTTCAGAAGACATGACAGCCGCCAAAGAAATCTTCAAGGACAAAATTCGTGAAGTACGGACACCACTGCTTGATGCAGAGGATGTCGTGTACATGAAAGCGCTAGAAGCTGATGATACCGATGCAAAGGCCGCGTCAGTCACTAAAAAAGGCAAACTGCGTGATGCACCAGCGGCGAAGGCGATCACAGACGCAGATACTATTGCTAAACTCAAGGCAGCTTGGGATACATCTGTGCTAGGTGATAGCCCTTACGCATAAGGATAAGTAGATGGCTTTAACGAAAGTACAAGATGGTGGGCTTAATTTAACTGATGCGGGTTTGCCAGCGGGTAGTGTGTTGCAGGTTGTGCAAACATCAGTTAACTCTATGGTCAGTGCTTCAGCAGCGGGTGAAACTACTTTTAATGATATTTCTGGCATGAGTGTTTCTATAACACCGGGGTCAACATCAAACAAGATACTGGTTAGTTTTACGATTAGTATTGGTAACAGCACGGCACAACAAAACAATGCAATCAAACTGTTGCGTGATAGCACCGAAATTGTCGGGACAGGAGCAACCAAAAATGTATCTAGTTTTCACCGATTGTACTCAACACCAGAGATAGGAGCATTGACACTGCAATATTTAGATTCTCCATCTAGCACAAGCGCATTGACATATAAATTACAATGGGCAACTGGAAGTGGAACTATTTATCTAAACAGGCGTGGGATTGATTCAACCTATGCAACTGTATCAACCATCACAGTTATGGAGATTGCAGGATGAGACACGAAGCTATTTATAATCTTTATTCTAAAGTTGTTTCTATTATTGGTGATGGTGACGATGCTGTAGCAACAGATGCAAATGGTAACGTAGTATCTTGGGATGTTTCTGCCGTAGCAACAAAAGAAGCTGAACTTATCACTGCTTTTAAGTTACAAGAACTACGCACAGAACGTAATCGTTTAATTGCAGAAACAGACCATTGGGTTTTGTCTGACACGGCTGATGCCACATCTGCACAGACAACATACCGCCAAGCATTGCGAGACATAACTAAATCTGCCACATCACTAGACGATGTTACTTGGCCTACGAAACCATAAGGAAGAGCGATGTCATCATATATTGGTAAATCCCCATCAGTTGGTGTTCGCAACCGTTACCTGTATCAGGCAACGGCGGGTCAGACTACGTTCAGCGGATCGGATGCTGATGCGAAGGTACTGAATTACCCGGACAGCAACTATTTGGACGTTTACCAAAATGGTGTGCTTTTGAAGCCGGTTACGGATTATACAAGCACGACAGGCACCAGCATTATCTTGGTGACTGGCGCATCCTTGAACGATGTCGTTGAGCTAGTTGTTTACGATGTCTTCTCTGTAGCTAACAGCTACACCAAATCGGAAGCTGACACGCGGTATCCGTTCAAGGGCAACAACTCGATTATCCGGCTTAACGGTCAAACGATCAGTGCGGACATTACAATCGACAGCGATGAGAATGGCGTAAGCGGTGGTCCAATCACCCAGTCCGCCACCGTCACTGTTAACGGATATTGGAGCATCGTATGACCAGCGTATTGAATGTAGATACTATTGCAGATAAGGCTGGCACTGGCCCTGTTGGGTTGACGAAGCAGAGTGCGGCTAAAGTTTACATCCGAAGAGATTTTAATAATAATGCAACAGATAGCAGTTTCAACATTGCATCAGTTACAGACAATGCGCTAGGCGACCAGTCGATGAATATCACATCAGCTATGAGTGCCGCAACATATAGCATAGTTGGCATGGCATCTCGCAAAGGCAACAGCTTGAATTATCACGTTGTGATGATTGATGAATCTGCTGACCCGACAACAACTGTGTACATTTTGCGTTGCAGTGATGTGGCTGGCAACGACAAAGACCCAGAGTTTGTTTCAACTTCTGTGGATGGAGACCTCGCATAATGGCAAGCATACTCAAAGTAGATACAATCACAGGAGTAACCACGGCTGGTTCTATTAGCGTGACAGGTGAAGGCAACTCAACCACGACTAATCTTCAGCAGGGGTTGTGTAAGTGCTGGACTGACTTTGACGGTGATACAGCAACAATGCGTGACTCGCTGAATGTTGCAAGCACTGCCGACAATGGTCCGGGCGACTTTACTTGGTCTTGGTCAAACAACATGAATAGCGTGAATTATTCCCCCAGCGGTTCGTCTGGTAGCGGCAGGGATGGTGGCAACGAAGTCAAAGGTATGTGCGCCACTGATGGCGTATTTACAACATCTCAATTAAGAACAGGCACACGGAACGATGGCGGTTATGCTGATGCCGATGACCATTGCCTTCATGTAATGGGAGACCTCGCATAATGGCAAGCGAACTTAGAGTAAACACACTGAAGGATGCCGCTGGGAACAACTCTGTTGGCATGGCTTATGTGGCAGAGGGAAGTGCAAAACAATGGTCTAACTTTGTTGGTTCTAGTACATCTGTACAGGACTCGTTCAACACTGCTTCTGTTACGGACAACGGCACTGGTGATTTTTCCCCACAACTAACTAATAGTATGGGTAATGCAAACTATAATGTTGCTTGCATGATTAAGCCTACAACAGCACAGAGCAATATCATCATAGGAAGGTGTTTTCAAGTAAAGTATAATGAATCCCCCACTACTGGTGGATATAGAATTTTAACAAACACTACAGATGTAGGTGTTGAAGATAACGAAAGAACAATGACTTCTATACTTGGAGACCTAGCATGAGTAAAGCAGCAGAACTAGCGGCACTTATCGGGTCGCAGACAGCCCTGTCAAATAGGAACATGATTATTAATGGTGCGATAACTGTTAATCAACGCGGAACTCAAACTGGTATTCGTAACAGTTTTGGAGTTGATCGCTTTAAATCTGCTGGTGATGGCGCACAGCTATTTACCTACAGCCAGTCAACAACAGTGCCATCTGGACAGGGGTTTTCTTATTCCGCAAAGCTAGATGTAACGACTGCCGACACTTCAGTAGCCGCAGGAGAATATCATCTTTTGGTATATAATTTTGAAGGCCAAGATTTACAGCACCTTAAATATGGAACATCAGGTGCAGAAAGTATAACCCTTCAGTTCTGGGTCAGGTCTCCTAAGACAGGGACTCATATTGTAGAGTTAAACCACCAAGATGCCGCTTATTTTAACTCACAAGCGTACACAATAGCATCAGCAAATACTTGGCAAAAAGTTACTTTAACTTTTAGCGGTTATCAAACAACGGCTATAACAAACGATAACACTACTGGGTTTGGTGTTGCTTGGTGGCTAATGGCTGGCTCAACATATTCTGGTGGCACACTAGCATCAAATACTTGGCAAAACACAGCGGCTAATCGTGCTGCTGGTCAAGTTAATGTAGCAGACAGCACAAGCAATGAGTTTTACATCACAGGCGTCCAGCTTGAGGTCGGCGAACAGGCCACGCCGTTTGAGCATCGGTCGTTTGCGGATGAGTTGGCTAGGTGTCAGAGGTATTTTTTAAAGACGAATGTAGGGAATGCAATCGCATATTGGGACACAGGTGGGAACATACCATCTGGCAGTGGAATTTTATTTCCAACCACTATGAGGGCAACTCCATCAGCTACCGTTGTGTCAAATGTTCAGGCTTCAAACACTAATAATGGTTCTTTTCAAAATATGCACGAGGGCGGTGGTCAATATCTTGCTAATTTTACTCCGTCATCAGGAACAGCCAAAAGAACTGACCTCTGTACATTTGATTCGGAGTTATAAAAATGAACATAACATCAGTACAATTTCTAAAAGACAAGGAAGTCCAAGTAGTAAATGGTGAAAACACCTATGTAAGCGTGGGTGAAAATACTGCTATAACAGCAGTCATTGAAGGGGCAACTATTGATTATATTCCCCTAAACCCAGCCAACCGCCACTACGCAGAAATCATGCGTCAGGTTGCAGCCGGTACGCTGACCATAGCTGACGCGGAGTAATGAATGCCGCTGACCAAACTCCAATTCAAGCCCGGTATCAACAGAGAGGGCACTAATTACTCTAACGAAGGCGGATGGTTCGATGGGAATTACATCCGCTTTACCTATGGGTATCCGGAGCGCATCGGCGGCTGGGAAAAGTCTGGCTCCACAGCCTTTGAAGGCAACGTGCGCCATATGCACGACTTCACTACGTTAGCGTCTGAAAACCTGCTGTTCATGGGCAGCGAGAAAAAGATTTATCTTGAGGACTCTGGTGCGCTAAACGACATCACACCTATTCGTTCGACGGTAAATCTTCCCGCAAACCCTATCAACACCTCTGGCGGTGCAGGTAGTGGCGTGGTTACCGTAACAACGTCCACGGCCCACGGCGCGGTTATTGGGGACTTTGTGACATTTGCCGGTCTGACAGCAGTAGATGGTTTGACTACCGCGCAGCTTAACAAAGAGCACGAAATACTATCAGTTCCTACAACTACAACATTTACAGTAAATACTGGTGGTTCAGCCTCTTCTGGCAGCACCGCGGGCGGCGGTTCGTCCGGCACGGCAGCTTTTCAAATCAGCGTTGGCCTAAACTCTACCGTTCTTGGCCCCGGTTGGGGCGCAGGCACGTGGGGTAGATTTACTTGGGGTTCGGGTTCGGGTTCGCTTGCCGGTAACACCTTACGGCTTTGGTATGCAGATGATTTTGGGGAAGACTTAATCTGTAACATTGCGGACGGTAACATCTACTATTGGGATGCTACAAATAACGTCACCACACGGGCTGTTCTGCTGAGCACTCTTTCTGGAGCATCGGATGTTCCGGCTGTTGCGCGTAAGATTTTGGTATCTGACGTAGACCGGCACGTACTTTGCTTTGGTGCAAACCCCGTCGGTTCGGCAAACCAAGACCCTCTTCTTATTCGGTGGTCGGATCAGGAAAGCGCAGTGGATTGGACGCCAACAGCTACCAATACTGCGGGGGATTTGCGGTTATCACAGGGCTCAGAAATTATCACGGCTGTTCGTACTAGCCGCCAGATACTGGTGTGGACAGACCACACTCTGCATTCGGTGCAGTTTACCGGTGCACCGTATGTGTTTGGTACAGCTTTGCTAGCGGATAACGTCAGAATTGCCGGTCCAAACGTGGCTATCAGCGTAAACGACCTTGTGTTTTGGATGGGTCAGGAAAACTTTTATGTCTACGACGGTCGTATTCAGCCGTTGCCCTGCTCTGTCAGAGAGTATGTGTTTGACGATTTGAACACAAAACAATCTTTTAAATTTCACGTAGGCAGCTTGGCCAGTCAGACTGAAATCTGGTGGTACTACTGTTCTGCAAGTTCTAGTGAAATTGACCGGTATGTTGTATATAATTATGGCCAACAGATTTGGTATTATGGCACACTGGCGCGTACAGCTTGGAATGATCGTGCGGCAGGACAGCGGAGTTTCCCGCAAGCGGCTAGTACAGACAATTTCTTGTACAACCACGAATATGAGCTAGATGATGGGAGCCAAACTCCTACGG